CAGTATCATCGGGTAGCATATATGGCCCAGTATCAATGGCTACTGGAAGTGGATTTGTTTATCAAACTTTTAACGCAACTTTACGACAAAGTAACAACAATTATCCGGGCCACATTATTGTAAAAACAAGCACAGCAGGAACATTTTCGGCTTGTACCGCCACGATAAGCGGTAGTGCGTCTCACGGCCCTAGAACAACGGGTATTGCCGTTGATGCTAGTGGAAACGTTCTTGTTACTGGAACTTACGATACATCACAAAGATACACGTTTTTGTGTAAGGTTGATCCTAGCTTACCCTCTACAGCACCAATATGGGGCGTAAATTTAGGCGCAAGTCCTCAGACAGTTATGTCAGGAGGCGTGACTGTTGATAGTTCAAGTAATGTGTATTTGTCAGCGTACGCTCAGATTTCTAGTGTTCAGTATGCTGCTTCTGCTAAATACAATAGTTCAGGAACAATTCAATGGCAAAGGGGTTGGAGAGAAACATCAACAACACGGGATGCTTACGGATATGCAATCAATTTAACAGGGGCAGGAAAACTTGCGGTTGTAGGACAGATTACTAACAGTGCATTTGGATATGGAAATTCTGTTACTTTGTTTAGTAGCGTAGTTCCAACTGACGGAACAGCAACAGGAACATACTCAATGAATGGCGCTTCTTACACTTATGGCGCTCTTACCGCAACAACAGGGAGTGATTCTTTTGCATACTTTGCCCTTACTGCGACTACTGTAAGCAACACGCCAACCCTCACAACAACATCGTACACATTCTCAAATTTAACTTACCTATCTTCATCGGTGACAACACTATGAGCGCATACATCAAACTTTCTACGCTTGAGTATCCCCGCCACGAGGGTGACATTCGCATTGAGCATCCTGATATTCGGGAAGACCAGACATACCCAAACTTTCCATGCCCAGACACATACGCATTGGTAACGCCCATTCAAATTCCAAGCTACAACGAAGAAACACAATGTGCTGAAGAAATAGCGCCAATTCAAATTGAAGGCGTGTGGACACAACAGTTTTTAGTGCGTGATTTGACTGCTGAAGAACTTGAAGCAAAAGCCGCTTGGATTGCTCAACTAAACTCCCAACCTTAAAGGATTAATATGACTACGATTACTTGGACAGTTACGGCGATGGACTGCTACCCGCAAGAGGGCGGCAACACTGACGTTGTTTTTACAGTGCATTGGACTTGCGCCGGTGTGGATGGAACTTACAACGCTTCTATCTATTCAACCTGCGCTGTGCCTACACCCGAAGGCACGTTTACTCCTTACGCCAGCTTGACGCAGTCTCAAGTACTGGGTTGGATTTGGGCTAATGGCGTAGATCAAGCGGTCACAGAAGCCGCTGTAGAGGCTCAAATTCAAGCTCAAATTAACCCGCCCGTAGTGACACCCGCGCTACCTTGGGTTGCCTGAGTAAATCATGTGGGACTGGACTGAAGCAATTATTGCCGCAGTCTGTATTGCGGCCTTCGTCATCTTTGGCACGTACATGATTTTATGGATATGGCAATGATTCATGCGTTGGCTCATACTGTTACTGCTGTTGGGGCTAGTTGGAGCCGTAGCCAAGAGCGGATGCCATGTGCGCGAGTTCTATGGGATTGCTTACACAGTCCACGACCCGACCATACGGCACAAAGAGATGGTAGCGTGGCTAGACAAGAATGCGCCCTACTGCAAGTCAACAGAATACATGGTGATCTGGAACAACCTGTCCGAATGGGCGGGTACGGCAGACTCCACATGGCTTAGAAACAAGGTAGTACATGGATACAAGGATGCACTTGAACGGGAAAAGAAATGATCCCCCCGCTAAACAAGTGGTATCCCATGACCGGGGTAGCCGACTACCCAACTAAGACAGATGCGCTAGAACGCAGAGCAGAACGGCTTGAAGAGGAATACAAGCAAGCGCTAAAGATGAAGAAGGTGAAGGACAAAATTGATGATCTTGAGTTTGAGTTGTATGTCAAAAAAGCAGAACGGAATCAACTTAATCTAGAGATTTTTACAAACCGTAAAGTGGACATACTGGCATAACATGGTTACAAAGAAACCCCCAGCCAAAGCTCCGGCAAAGGTAGCGCCTGTCAAGCGGCGTACACCCAAGCCCAAAGCCGAGCAGACAATCAATGTGTCTGTTGCCGCGCCAGCTTCTGCACCAAAGCCAGAAGCCCCTAAAACAGATGCTATTGGTCGCATTACCGATTTGATTAAGTGGGTAGACAATCCGTTTAAGCTGTTTACAGTCATTCTCCTTGCATTTCTGGCATTTGCTGGTTACTTTGCATGGGACTCTAGGCAAGTCATCCTGCATGCAATCACGACTCAGGACAAGATGCCGCAACTGGCAAAGCAGGAAAACTTACTCGCCCCAGCCCGTAGTTTGATGAAGGACGTAGAGGGTCTTGTGGTTTTGGTTCACAAAGCTAACTTGGCAACTAACAGTCGCACCACCGTGCTGGCCTTGAACTCTGATGGCGCACGGGAAAAGGCAATGGAAGGTACGATAACGTCCTTGTTTAACGCTTCCTCAGATCGCAACAGCGCAATGGTTGCCATGCTCAATGGTGAAATTCTTTGTGAAGAGTTCAAGCCATCATCCAAGGTAGGAGAGTGGGGCGTGAAACAGGGTGTAAATTTCATGTGCCGAGGCTCTATTCCCCCTGACATGGGTAAGTTTGCGGGGTATATTGCCATTGGATTTAAAGATAAGCCAGAGGATATTGCGGCGTTAAAGACCCGTATAAACTTGGCTGCAACTGATATGTCTGAGGAGTAACTATGTTTGAAGTCTTTGGCGGTATTTTGGGCGGAGCGCTAGGCGGTATCTTTCGCTTGGCTCCGGAGGTTCTCAAGTTCTTTGACAAGAAGAACGAAAGGTCGCATGAGATGCTTATGTTTGCCCGTCAGTGTGAACTGGAGCAAATTAGGGGTCAGATGAAACTGGCTGAGATTGGGGCGCAACGAGAGGCGGCTGTTGACGTAGGTGTCATGGATGCCTTTAACTCTGCAATAGAGCAACAAGCCACAATGGTCAAAGCCGCAGGCGGTTGGGCGGCTAGTTTGTCTGCATCTGTTCGTCCTGTGGTTACATACTGGATTCTTTTGGTGTGGTCTTTTGTGCATCTGTGGTTTGGTTGGAACTCGTGGATTGCAGGCGCTTCTCCTATGGAAGTTTTTAAGATGATGATGTCACCTGACTTCTCGGCACTCTTGGCTGGAACAATTAACTATTGGTTCCTCGATAGAACTCTGAAGCAGCGCGGGCTATGAACTTAGAACTAGCCGCAGAGATGTGCAGACGGTTTGAGGGCTTTCGCTCCAAGCCGTATCTTTGCCCTGCCAACGTAGCCACAATTGGCTACGGTTCTACCTACTACGCAGACAAGCGCAAGGTAACTTTGGAAGATGCGCCGATGGATGAACCCACGGCTAGAGCGCTTTTAATGATTGAGCTTGAGCATACGTACCTGCCCGGAGTTTTGCGTAACTGCCCCGGTCTGATTACTGACGTTCGCAAGTGCAACGCCATCGTGGACTTTGCCTACAATTTGGGCACAGGACGCTTGCAAACATCTACGTTAAAGAGGAAAATCAATGCCAATGATTGGGAAGGCGCAAAAGAACAACTGATGCTCTGGACTAAAGGCGGCGGCAAGGTGTTGCCGGGCTTGCTTAAACGGCGCACCGCCGAGTGCGCACTGCTGGACTAAAAATGCCATTACAAAAGATTCTGTTTAAGCCGGGCGTGAATAAAGAGAACACGCGGTATAGCACCGAGGGCGGTTGGTACGAGGCCGACAAGGTACGCTTTCGTCAGGGCAATCCCGAAGTTATTGGTGGCTGGATTCGTATTTCTGCTAATACATTTTTAGGTGTTTGCCGGTCGCTTTGGAATTGGGTATTGCTTGATGGCAGAAACATCATTGGTGTAGGCACAAACCTTAAATTTTATCTAGAAAATGGTGGTGCGTATTATGACATTACCCCCATACGTGCAAGCTCTACAATTAATACCAACCCTTTTGTAGCTACAAATGGTTCCGCAGTTATTACGGTTACAGACACATCTCACGGTGCTATTACAGGGGATTTTGTAACTTTCAGCGGTGCTGTCAGCCTTGGCGGAAATATTACCGCTCCAGTGTTAAACGCTGAGTATCAAATTACTGTTTTAACCGCCAACACCTACACTTTTGTAGCCACTGCCACAGCCAATGCAACAGATGCAGCGGGTGCCGGTGGTGGGGCTTCTGTTGTTGCAGCCTACCAAATTAATGTAGGTCCCGCAATACAGGTTCCTTTGGTCGGATGGGGTGCAGGTGGATGGGGCCTTGGAACGTGGGGCAACGGTCTTGCAAGCACGGTAGCACTTCGTGTGTGGAGTCAACAAAACTTTGGTGAAGATTTAGTCTTCAATCCCCGAGGCGGCGGTTTATATTATTGGGATGCCGGTGGAAACCTAACTACCAGAGGCGTACTGCTTAACACACTTGGCGGCACGGTAAGCTTTACAAATGCTTCGCCAACTGTAGTGACTTCTACCGTGCAATACACCGAAGGTGCTGCGTTGCAGTTCTCTGGTGGCTCACTGCCCTCTGGCGTGTCTGCGGCCACTACGTACTACGTCTCTCAGGTTAGTGGGCTTACGTTTAAATTGTTGGACAGTTCGGATGCCTTAGTCAATACAGCTAGTTCAGGCACCGGCGCTGTGTCCTTAATTGTGGATGTGCCCACGGTTGTCAACACTATAGTTGTTTCAGACGTATCGCGTTTTATTTTGACTTTTGGCGTGAATGATTACGGCAGTGCAACGCTTGATCCCATGCTAATTCGTTGGTGTGGTCAAGAGGATCCTTTTAACTGGACACCTACAGCTACCAATCAAGCGGGAAGTGTGCGTTTATCGCATGGTTCTGAAATTATTACCGCAGCACAGACGCGGCAAGAGATTGTCGTATTTACCGATTCCTCTTTGTATTCTCTGCAATATCTTGGTCCTCCCTTTGTTTGGGGAACTCAGCTTCTTGCTGACAGCCTTTCTATTTATGGACCAAATGCAGTAGCTGTAGCTTCTGGTGTTGTGTACTGGATGGGGATAGATAAGTTTTATATGTATGACGGACGTGTGCAAACACTCAACTGTGACTTGCGCCGGTTTATTTTTTCAGACATTAATAAAGAACAAAACTTACAGGTGTTTGCGGGTGTCAACGAAGGCTTTAATGAGGTATGGTGGTTCTATTGTTCAGAAGCAAGCACCACAATTGACCGCTACGTCATCTATAACTACGAAGAAAAGATATGGTATTACGGCACGATGGCACGAACAGCGTGGCTTGATTCAGGGTTGCGTGATTATCCGTTGGCCACTACATATCAACCGAATACTACGGGCAACATTGTAGAGCACGAAAACGGTCTGAACGACAACGCAACAAGCACTCCAATAGCTCTTAATGCTTATATTTCATCATCGGAATTGGACATAGGTGATGGTCACAACTTTGCATTTGTGTGGCGCGTGTTGCCTGATCTGACGTTTGGGGATTCTACAAATTCTCCTGCAGGTGCTATTCCTGCGGTTACCATGACCTTGTTTGGATTGTCTAACTCTGGCTCGGGGACCACGAGCAGTGCCTCGGCCGCTGTCCTTAAAGGCAGCACATACGTGATAACCGAAGAATTTACGGGTCAGATATTCACGCGCATGCGCGGGCGGCAAATGATATTTAAGATTGACTCTAATCAGTTGAACACACAGTGGCAACTGGGCGCGCCTCGGATAGATATCCGACAAGACGGAAGACGGTAAATGGCTGAACTTAATGTTAGTCCCCCCAATTTGCCTTTAGCTCCCAATGAGTATGAGCGCAGGTATCAAGATCAATTAAACAATACCTTGCGTTTGTTTTTTGCGCAGCTTAATAATCCGGGGGATGTAGGTGCGGCTACGTTAAATTTGAATTTAAATACGCTGCCCACGGACGCTGACTTGCCCACTTTACGACTAGGTGATGTGTACCGAGATACACAAGATGGTGTGCAAGATACCAGTCAAATGCTTCGCATAAAGACGTCTACGTAATACAATTGAACAAAATACCTTTTCCAAGGACCTGACATGGCCACAGCACCCCAAACCGCAATGGATATGCCTCAAGAGGCAGGCGCAAATCCGTTTGCCGATCCTAATACGATGGCCGTCTATGACCAGATGCGTCAGACGGTATCTCCTAAAGAGTTTGGTGATGAGATGTTGGCGGGTGCCGCGCAGATCGATCCTGAGGCCATGGCCCAATTTAGAAATGATTTGAGTCAGATTGATTTGTCGCCAGAAGAGCTTGACATGCTCAATAACATGGTAGATGAGATTCTGGCTAACCCAGAGCAGTATGCCGCGGTCCGCGCAAAGTATTTAGAGATGGGTGCACCAGAGGAGTTGCTGCCCGAGCAGTTTGACCCTCAGTTCTTTGCTGCCATGAACATGGCCGTGGATCAGTTGATTGCTGAACCTGCGGGTGTTCAGGCGTTTGCCCAAGGCGGTATTGCGGAGCTTAAGCCTATTGCCAAAGCGATTGCCAGTTATGGCCGCAATGGTGACACCATGTTGGCGCACATCACACCAGCAGAGGCGCGCATGCTGCGCCGCCGTGGTGGCTCAGGCACAATTAACCCTGCTACGGGCCTGCCTGAGTTCTTTTTGAAGAAGGCTTTTAAGAGCCTTGGTAAAGCCATCAAAAGCTTTGCAAGCAGCACCGTGGGCAAGATTGTTACAACCGTGGCCCTTGGCTTTTTCTTAGGCCCTGCTGCTGCCGGTTTGGTTGGTGCTACTTCTGCTGCCGGTGTTGCAGCAGTTAGCGGTTTTGTGGGCGGCGCAGGCTCTACTTTACTTGCTGGTGGTAATTTAAAAAGTGCTTTAAAAGCCGGTGCAATTGGCGGTTTGACCGCGGGTGCTGTTACTGGAGTCACACAGGGTTTTGGCACTGCTTATACCGGCCCTACAACAGTGGGCGGGCAGGTAGACCGGTTTACTGGAATGTTAAAAACTCCTGCTTTTCCGCAATACACGGCTCAAGGAGCATTGACGGACACCGCTACGTCAAACGCGGCTCGCGAAGCATATGCCGGGGAGTTGTATAAGACCAATCCGGAAGCGTTTTATAACCCTAATGCAGCCAATCCTGACACACTTGCTGACTTTACGCCTAAAAAAGGATCTTTAATACCTGATGGGCAAGGCGGCCTTAAATTTCCTGAGGGACAAACGGTTGGTCAGACAAAGCTTCCCGGCGGTCAAATTTTGACGCAGAACGTACCGATTGACGTTACACAAGCCCCCGGCGGCCCTGCGTACGACCCAAGAAATATGGTTGCTGCAAATCCAAGTGATTTTGGTGCAGCCTCTCCCCGCGGCGTTGCCCCGGCATATCAACCCCGTACCATTGGCGAATCTTTTTCTAAAATGGGAGAAGGACTTGGTATGGGCGACGGTCCTGCCAGTTTTGATAAATTTAAAGAAGGTGCTACCAACCTGTTTTCTCCCGGTCCAACCGATGCGCAGGTCACTGCTAAAGCCCGAGAAATTATGATCACAACTCCGGGCACTTCTCTTAAAGATGCAATGTCGCTTGCCCCCGGTGAGTTGGGAGCTCCGGGTTTCCTGCGCACTTACGGTCCTGCTACCTTGGCCGGCATTGGTGCAATCGGTGCGTTTGGCGGATTTAAAGCCGCTCCTGCTCAGCCCTCAGCAATGCGGGATCAGTTGATGAAGCCTGTGACTCAGCGTATTGCTGAAGGCGGAAACCAACGTAATTACTACGTCCAGAACCTGCCCGGCGTGAAGTACGACCAATATGGTGCGCCTATTTTTGGCCAGTACGATCCCTTGCCTACGTATGACACAGGCTTGGGCATTGCATCTTTAGCAGGTCCTAGAGGCTACGCTGAGGGCGGTGAAGTAACCCCTGCTAATTTTGATGAAACAGCGTATGCAATAGCGTACCCAGATGTTGCTGCTGAAATTGCTCAAGGTAAATTTAAAAACGCATACGAGCACTATGTGCAATATGGTAAAGCAGAAGGCCGTACCGCTTTTAACAAAGCAGAAACTGCTGCTGCAGCGGCTAAAACAGCTACGGAAACTAAAGAAAAACAGGCTACGGCTCGCGGCGCAGTAGCCACGGCTAAAGCGGCAAGAAAGGCAAGGGGTTCTACAAGTGCCTATGACAATATCAATGCAGGCTTAGCTTTTGATGCACCGGAAGGTTATGCTGCCAGTGCAAGAGCTACCCGTCAAGCGGCTTTTGCTCCTACATTAAATAA